GGAGCAATCTTTAAAAACGACAAAAAGACGAGCGACAAGCACCCTGATTACAGAGGTAAAGTAAACGTAAACGGCAAAGAAATGGAAGTTGCCCTATGGGTAAAGCAAGGTAAGAACGGAAGTTTCTTCTCAGCAGCATTCTCTGAGCCTTACGTAGCACCTGCTGAACGTGCACCAATCGGAGATAGTATTGATTCGGATTTGCCCTTTTAAGATATGAGCAGAAAACAGTTAGAAATTATTGGAAGCGGTACGGAGATTGTTCGTGCCGCTCTTATCCAGTATTTAGAAAAAAGCGGAATGACATTAACTGCATTTAGCGTAGAGGCTAAAATGTACCAGTCAAATTTATTTTTATTCCTAAGAGGCAAAAACCTTTCAGCACCAACATTACAAAAATTAGCAAATTATTTAAAAAATGTTGTATAATTAAAAATATTATTATATTTGTCCTATAACATTAAAATAAAAACAATGATTGCAATTAATTATTTACAATGTAACTGCTGCGAAGGTAGAGGTTACGTATTAGAAGAAACAACAGGCAACTATGAGCCATATGCACAAAACGTTGTTGAATTACAATGCGATGAATGTAATGGTAAAGGAGCTATAATTGATCTGGATGAGATGCTAAGCAGAATGGAACACAAGCACGGTTTAGAATATTCTAACGTAATTGGTTTTGTAGATGATGCTGATCGTATGTTGTCCGGTATGCAAAGACGAAAGGAAATGGTTTTATTCTCAATTAACGCCTTACGTCAAATGGGTTTAATGACTGAGCTTTACGCAAAATGGCATAATCGCATAGATACAATTAACAAAGGAATAGATAGAATAAAATTATATAAACAAATACTTTCGACTTATGAAACGAATATTTAAAAGGTTTAAGGCCAAAGTTCACGTAGATGATAATTACGGATTTGGCTTACTAATTTCAACCAGCGGAATGGGATTAATGATTTTGAACGTTGTATTTGAATTAGATTGGAACTAAACAAAACAAATTGGATAACAGCAGTGGCCGCTCATCATAAGGAATGGGTGGCCATTGTCCGTTTATTCGGTACTGATAACCCAGAAGATATTGTACAGGAATGCTATATTAAGTTGATGAAGATTGGAGATCCGGAAAAATACTTTGAAAACGGAGAAATAAACCGAGCTTTGATGTGGGTAACGCTTCGCAATATGTTCTTCACAATCAACAAAAAAGAATCAATGCAGTTAATACCATATGAAACCGTGCAAAACGTTGTTAAAACGCAGCAAAACACGGAAAGATTAGAAGCATTAGAACGCATTGAACTAAAAATAAAAGCAGAAATGCAAAACTGGGATGAGTACGACAGACAATTATTTATCCTTTACAGAAATTCTGGATTCAGTATGCGTAAAATAGAAACGGAAGTCGGGATAGGTTTACGATCAATATGGCAAACAATCAACAACTGTAAGAAGAAACTAAGCGAAGCCATCGGAGAAGACTGGCAAGATTATACTAATGAGGATTATGAATTGATATGAAGCTACTAAACATATTGCAAGCATTAGACGAGAAGCTTGAAAGCTATAAAGAAAAGCAAAAAGAAAATACCAGGTTTTTCAATGATATGGCTGATCAGATTGAGCAACTGAAACACGAAAACAAAATGCTTAGAAATGATTTAAAAGAATTAAGTAACGAATATTATAAAGAATGGCTAAAAGAAAAGCAAAAGGATTAGGAGATACGGTTGAAAATGTATTAGAAGCAACCGGTATTGCAGCAGTAGTTAAATTTATCGCAGGAGATGATTGCGGATGCAATGAACGTAAGGAAAAACTAAACCAAATATTTCCGTACTTTAATTGTTTAACTGAGCAGGAGTACAATTACCTTACCGAGTTAGATATTAATAATAAGTACAGTTTAACACCTACTGAGCAAAAGCAGATTTTGGATATTTACCAGCGAGTATTTAACAAAAGAAAATCACCGACTACTTGTTCAAGTTGCTGGGTACAAATAATGAATGACATTAAGGCAGTTTATGCCACTTACGAAGGATGAAACTAATCAAACACGGAAGAAACGTACACGAATTAAATTTTGATTCTAAAGACGTTAAAATAGCTTTTCTTAGTGATGTACACTGGGACAACCCGAAATGCGATCACGAGCTCTTAAAACAGCATCTTGACTATTGTTTAAAGCACGATATCAAAGTATTTTTAAACGGAGATACTTTTTGTTTAATGCAGGGACGTGGAGATAACCGTAGAAACAAATCAGATATCCGACCAGAACATAACAATGCACGTTATTTAGATTCGATTGTTGAAACTGCGGTTGAATGGTTTTTACCGTATGCTCATATTCTTACAGTAATTGGTTACGGAAACCACGAAACAGGAATTATTAAGTACCAAGAAACGGATATATTAACACGCTTTGTGGATTTACTTAATTACAGATCTGGATCAAATGTTCAGACAGGCGGTTACGGAGGTTGGTTGATCATTAAAAACCACGATGGTAGCACTCGCTTAAGCACTAAAGTAAAATATTACCACGGATCAGGCGGTGGTGGAGTAGTTACCAAAGGTGCTTTGAACTTAACCAGAGCTTTAGAAATGTACGAGGATTTTGATGTGTTTACTATGGGCCACATTCACGAGAACTCAGCACGTAATGATGTCAGAGAAAGTATTGTGCACAACCCTAAAAACGGATACAGAAGCGAGCAAAGACCTTTACATATGATGCTTACCGGTACTTATAAAGAAGAGTACGGAGATGGAGATCACGGATGGCACGTTGAAAGGGGGGCACCACCAAAGCCACTCGGTGGGCGTATCTTAACCATTAAGATGGTCCGCAAACAAAAAGACGGATCCCAAAGTTATTACAACAAAGTAGATTCCCATTTATTTAATATCTAATGCCAATACCAAAGTTATTACCAAGAGAACAGGCTGGAGAATTTGTACAACGATGCATAATGGATCCGGTAATGGTTAGAGAATTTCCAGATATTAACCAAAGAATAGCAGTTTGTAGAAACCAATTAACAGAAAATGCAAGTCAACAAAGTAAAAATAAGCGAGGTAAAAAATAACCCGAAAAATCCAAGACTAATAAAAGATGATAAATTTCGTAAGTTAGTCAAATCAATACAGGAGTTTCCGCAGATGTTGGAGCTACGACCTATCGTAGTGGATGAAAACAATATTGTACTTGGTGGGAATATGCGTTTAAAGGCCTGTAAAGAAGCTGGATTAAAAGAAGTGTATATTGTAAAAGCTGAGAACCTAACCGAGCAACAGAAAGACGAATTTATTGTAAAAGATAACGTAGGCTTTGGAGAGTGGGATTGGGATATGTTAGCCAATGAATGGGATACAGAATTGTTAGATGAGTGGGGTTTAGACGTTCCAGTCATAAAAGAATATGAAGAAGTAGAACCAAGCGGATATGATTTAACGCAAAAATGGTTTTTGAATGTTGAATTTGAAAACGAACAAGATTGCGAAAAGTGGTATAATGCTTTGATTGAAGAAGGTTTAATATGTAAAATAGTGCAATGATTCCTAAAAATATAAAATTTCAATTACAGAGCGAAGTATTTAATACGTTTAGATGCCAAGCGGCTGCCAATAGTTTGGATATAGATGTAAAAAAGAAGTCTGTACATAAACTCGAAATAAATAATATTAACATTCCTAAAGAATGGAATATTGGTTTAATTTATGGTGCGTCTGGTAGTGGTAAAACAACTTTAGCAAAACATTTATTTGGTAATGATATATTTGATTTTAGTTTAGATGAAGAAAAAAGCATTATTGATCAATTACCAAAAGATTTTACTTATGAAGATTGCGCTAATATTCTTAATGGTATTGGTTTAAATTCAGTTCCTTGTTGGATTAGACCTGTTAAAACATTGTCAAATGGTCAAAAAGCACGAGCGGAAGCTGCTTATTTAATGTGCAAACAAGATTTTATTTGTATTGATGAGTGGACAAGTGTAGTTGATCGGACAGTTGCTAAAGCAATGAGTGTCAGTTTACATAAATTTGCTAAAAAATATAATAAGCAAATAATTCTATTGAGTTGTCATTATGATATTTTGGAATGGGTGCATCCAGATTGGTTAATTGATTGCAATAAACAAGAATTTAAACTTCCATTATCGGATGATTTTTTTTTTCAAGAACGAGAAAAACTCGAATTTACAATTAAAGAAGTCGGAAGAGAAAGTTGGAAATATTTTAGCAAATATCATTATTTAAGTGAATTATTGCCGGGTGGTAAGATATATTTATATGGTATATTTCACGGCGATAACCAAATAGGTTTTCAATGTTTTGCTAATTACACTCCACACAAGCCAAACACGAAAATAATATATCATTCGAATAGAACAGTAATACACCCAGATTACAATGGTTTAGGTTTAGGTATTAAATTAATTAATGAAACTTCAAAGCTATTAAAGCAAAAAATAGATTGCAGAATAATGGCAAAATTCTCAGCCATACCAATATTTAAAGCAATGAAAAAACAACCAAATTGGGTATTTCTTGGTGAAAAACGATTAATGGGTAAAATGAAAACAGGCGGGAATATGCTGAGAAGGGGTGGTTTTAGAGAAGCAGGAGTAAAAACATTTAATTTTGAATTTATAGATAAATAGGCTTTCCATATATTTACAAAAAAAAACAATTATGGAAATAGGTCAAAAAGTATATTGGTTGGTTGATGATCAAAAACACGAAGGATTATTTATGCAAATAATTAATGACAAAGCAGAAGTAATATGTTATTCAATGAATAATATAAAATGTCATTTGAGAGTGTTTGTTGATTTAAATTCAATCAATGCAACAACGTAACTACAACGAACAATGGCAGGAAAAGGACAAATAGAGCCACGATGGCAAAAAGGCGAAAGCGGTAACCCAGCAGGTAGACCTAAAGGAAGCAAGAACCGAAGCACAATAGCACGTAAATGGTTAGAAGTTAATCAATCGCTTAAAAACCCATTGACAGGGGAAAGCGAAACAATGAGCCAAGAAGATTTAATGACTTTGGCTTTGATCAAGAAAGCACGTGAAGGAGATGTTGCAGCTTACAAGGCTTTGATGGATTCCGGATACGGAGCACCTTTACAACAGATTGAACAAACTAATATAGAACAACCTTTATTCCCAGATGTTCAAACGGACAACCTCGATCAATAAAATCCTTGATTTAAAAAAACGGATTAAGATTATACAGGGAGGAACAAGTGCCGGTAAAACATTCGGTATATTGCCAATCCTTATAGACCGAGCAATCAAACAACCTAACGTAGAGATCAGTGTTGTAGCTGAAAGCATACCGCATTTGCGCCGCGGGGCCCTTAAAGATTTCTTGAAAATAATGAAGTGGACTAATCGTTATGTAGACGAGCAGTTCAATAAATCGTTATTAACCTACACATTCAAGAACGGAAGTTATATTGAGTTTTTCTCGGCAGATGATTCCAGTAAGCTACGTGGTGCCAGACGTGATATCTTGTATATAAACGAGTGTAATAACGTAACGTTTGAAAGTTACAATGAGCTATCAATCCGTACTAAAAAGGATATTTACCTTGATTTTAACCCAGCCAATGAGTTTTGGGTACACAAGGAACTAAAAGACGAACCTGACGCAGATTTCATTATCCTTACCTACAAAGACAACGAAGCACTTGATCAGAGTATTGTCACACAAATTGAAAAGAACCGTGACAAAGCAGCCACGAGTTCTTATTGGGCGAATTGGTGGCGAGTATATGGATTAGGAGAAGTTGGTATGCTTGAGGGCGTAATATTCGAGAACTGGAAAGAAATTGATAAAGTACCGCAAGATGCACGTTTGGTTGGAATAGGCCTTGACTTTGGATATACTAATGATCCAACAGCAATCATTGAGGTTTATAATTGGAATGGAAAGCGAATAGTAAACGAATTAGTTTACCGTAATGGAATGCTTAACTCAGATATTGCCAAAGCACTACCGTCTGGCGTTATTATTTATGCCGATAGTTCAGAACCAAAAAGTATTGATGAAATAAAACGCTACGGAAAGACGATAAAAGGAGTAACTAAGGGTAAGGATTCTATTAACTACGGTATTGACGTAATGCAGCAACAGGAGTATTTAGTAACCAAACAAAGTACAAACCTAATCAAAGAACTTAGAGCTTACTGTTGGGATGTTGACAGATCAGGAAACAGAGGCAGAAACCCTGCCGGTGGATTGGATCACGCCATAGATGCTTTGAGATATCACGAAATGGAAACGTTAGGCCTAAAGAAAAACTACGGTACTTATAACATTCGCTAATGGCTGAAGATTACACAAGAGCAATGTGCTATGTAGTCGAGGCTTACATACAACACCGTACAGGAAAACGGATTCAAATAATCTTTAATAACCCACAGAAGTTGCGAGTTCACTTAATAATGCTACGAGAGGCGTATAACTACGTGCAACAACAAACTAAAAAATAAGTTATATGAGTATGGATTTAAAAATAAATGTACCTACTGATCTAAGCGAAATAACGTTAAAGCGTTACCAAGCTTATATTGATATGCAGGAAAAATCCAATGATGAGGAATTTGTGGCCCAGAAGATGATTGAGATCTTTTGCGATATTCAGCTAAAAGATATTGTAAAAATCAAACTTACGTCTTTACAGGAGTTGGTTGCTCATTTTATTACATTGTTTGATGTAAAGCCGAAGTTTAAGCCTACGTTTAAGATCAAGGATATGGAGTTTGGTTTTATTCCAGAACTTGAGGAAATTAGCTTTGCTGAGTACGTAGATTTAGAAAGCACTTTGAGCAG